CGCCGCGTCCGGTGTGTTGAAAGCCATTTTGGAACAGCGTGATGCTGTAGGTGATCAACAAACTGCCACTCAGAGTGAGTCTGATGCGGCGGAGTTGCTCAAAGCGCTCGAATACCGCGAGTTGCTGAAAGCTATTTCAACCCGTTAGGAGATTTCAAAATGTTGGAAAAAGTCATTGAAAAATTAGATGCAATCGAAGCATCTAGCGCTGCAAAACTTGCAGAAACCGCACAGGCTGTCGAGGCAAAAGTTGCCGAGGCTGTCGAGGCGCTCAAAACCGAAACCGAAGCAAAGATTGCCGCATTAGAGGCAAAAGTTGCCGCTCCTTCGATCATCCGTCCTATTCACAAGACTGTCCGTGGCGAAGCAAATCGTCGCTTTAAAGACGTTCTCAAGGAGTACATGAAGGCCGGTAACAACATCGAGCGCGAAGTCAAGATCTTTGAATCTGTCGATCAATGCGAAGCGTACATCAAGGAAGCCTCGGCTCTTACGGCTTCGGGCTACGACGTTGGTGGCCGTACCGCTTACGATCCGGTGTTCGCTGCAAAGCGTCTCGGAAACCCCTTGATGGATCTGTCGCGCATTGTTGCAACTGACGGTTCCGCATATCAATTTAGAGTCAAAACCGGCAATGCAGGTGCTCAGTGGGGCTACACCGTTCAGAATAACGGCACGCCCACAACTGAAGCCACAAGCATTTGGCAGGTGATCCTTAAGGACTTGAACGCTCAGTTCCCCATCCGTACCGCGGCACTTGATGACATCGACGGCCTCGAGGCTAACGTTGTTGACGATATGTTGATGGAGTTCCAGCAGGCAATGGCAACCTCGATGATCCAGAACAACGATCAGTCGGGAACCGGAACCTCGGTAACGACGGGTGGCGCTGATGGTCTGCGCGGTTTAGATCAGTACGCTGGCGCTAATGCAACTTACACGGGTGGCTCTTGTTCAACGGCTGCTTTCGGTACGTCGGGAACGGCAACGACCAACGGTTTGCACTCGCTTGCTACCTATGACCAGTTGACGACAAACGCCAACACGGTTGCCGCAAATAATGTGAACTACAAAGATGTGGTTAACTTTATTTACAGCCTGCCACAGCAGTATTGGACTCCCAGCGCTGCGTTCATGATCAACCCGATTTTGCTTCAAGGCATCCGCGGGTTAGTCGATCTGCAAGGCCGTCCGATCTATGTTGACGGTCTGTCGCGCACTGATGGCATCGTTGGTGAGTTGCTCGGCTTCAAGGTTGCAGTTAATAAGTACCTTGACAACCCCAGCCAGCCCACCACAGGCGCAGCAGGAACTACGTCCTACTATCCAATGTATTTTGCGGATTGGCAGCAGTTCCACACCATCGTCATGCGTCTCTCGATGGTTCTCCGTCGCTACGACCAGACGCTCCCCGGTTCGATCACGTTCTACGGCGAGACTCGTGCAGCCACTTCGGTGCGCGATCCTAACGCTGGCGTTCGTTATCGCTCGACCGGTACGGCTGCTTGATAAAAGAGGGCGCAAGCCCTCTCCCTTTTGGAGAGACTATGAAACAGGTTATTTTGGAAGGCTTGAAAAAGGCTCTCCACGAGGGCAACAGCACTGTCAACCTCGCGGAAGCCTCGGCCCTAACCGGCTCAGGCAGCGGGGTTGGTGGTCGCGTTTATAACGAGGATGTATTTGCATCCCTTCGTTACTGGAACCCATTTCGGGTTTATGCAAATCAGACAATGACGGCAGACTCGGATATTCAGTTTGTTGTCAAAACAGGTAACGCTGCTAACTCCACGAACCCGTGGGGCTACACGGTTAACGCCAACTCAGGCTCACCCAATATCGCCACATCCATCTGGCAGCTTCCGATGCGTGTTATCTCCGCTCAGATGCCAATCAGGGCTGCGGCGATGGATGACATCAACGGATTAGATGCTGCGCTTGTTGAAGATCTCGCGATGGAATTTAGCCAGATCGAAGCTGCGTCGATGGCAATCAACAACGATCAGGCAGGCTCTACAACGACCTCCACAGGCGCTACAAACGGTCTCAGAGGCTTGAAGATGTATGCAGGCACTGCTGGATCATCCGCTGCTTACGGAACGTCAGGAACGGCTATAACGGCAGGCATTCACACACTTAACACCGTTGGCTTTACGCATACAAATCTTGAGTGGGAAACGCTTGTAGACGTTGCTAATGCCCTTCCCGGTCAGTTTTGGAGAATGCCGGGAACTGCGTGGATGATGCACCCAACAGCGATTCAGATTCTCAGAGAATATGCTCACTCTGGTAATTCTTACGCACTTGTTGAAGTCGGCGAAAAGGACGAAGGCCCTGCGGTAAACATTATGGGCTGGCCGGTGATTGCGAATCCTTACTTAGACGCTCCCGCTGTTGGCGCTTCTCCAATCTATCTTGCAAACTGGCCTCGGTTTATGTGGATCGTCGATCACTCGGAGATGACGCTTCAGAGGATGGAGCAGACCCAACCCGGAACGATTACGATCTATGCTGAGAAGCGGATGGTCTCGACCGTTCGTGATGTAACCGCCGGTGTACGTTTGATCGGAACCTAAGATGCCATCCCAACTGCAAGGTAACTTCGGAGCGGGTTCTAGAAACCCGTTCAACTACTCGAAGGTCATTCAGAGCACCCGTGATCCGGTGACTCAATGGCTTACGTTTGAGGAAATAACCAACCAGTTGAATTTGTTTCAGGATGAATCGCAGGACGATTATCTTGCTCAGTTAGAGCTTGCTACACGTATGGCGATTGAGGACTACTTAGGTGTCCCGATCTTCAATGTGACGTATCAAGCCTCTTACATGATCTCAGGGCTTATGGCTGCACCTGTAAGTCTTGATCTCCCCGAAGTCTCACAGAATGGTGTAACCATAAACTGGGTGAAGTATTACACCGACCTTAATCCGCCGACACTCACGACGATTACAAGCTCAAATTATTACTACGATCCCACCGGGAACAAAGTTGTTCTGTTCGAGGTTCCCAACAACATCAACACTTACATGACTGCGCCGATGCTTTGTCAGTACACCTTACAGGGCTCTGTAATCGGTCAGTATCCCGTTGTTAAGCAAGCGGGTCTCATGTTGTTGACGCATTTTTACAATCATCGCTCTGCAATGTCATCCGAGCCTATAAAGCAGATTCCGTGGGCAGTCGATCAGCTTCTTAGACCCTACAAGCCGTTGGTGATGTAATGGTCTTACGCGTCGATGAGATAAGCATTAACAATCTGTCGTTTACGGTCACTAATTTGGGTGAACAAACGACGGTAGAGACGCTGTGGTTCAAGACGCGAGCAAAGACTAAGTCGGTTCACAATCGGATTCGAACGCTAGAGAAGTTCAGGCAGTACGACAACATGATGGATTTCATCGTGAACTACACGCCCAACATGAGAACGATCTCGGACAATCAGGAAGATTACTCGGTCACATTTAGAGGAAACAGTTGGCGAATCGCAGAGGTTTTTGAGCACGACGATAGACAGTGGGTTTCGCTGATGTGCTATCGAAACGAACCTAGCGTGGCGGTCTAAGATGGGGCAAAATAGCGCGGTTGTTTATGCTCAAGCGATACAAGCCCAACTGGTCACGGTTTGTACGCCGACACCGGTTTATGCAGTGTTCAATCGTAACTTTGCAAGCGAACCGACTTTTGTAACGTGGCAGCTCAGAGACGTTCATCAGCCGGTTTACACAGGGCCACAGTCGGTGAAGGGTATAGACAGACCGGTGTTTCAGGCTACGGTATTTGCTCAGTTGATGGCAAATTGTTTTAGTAAGGCGCAGCAGATTGTCGATGCGCTACACGGTTTTCAGGGCACTTTTGGTGGTCTCTTTTTTGTGTCAAAGGTCGATGTTGATTGGCTCTTTCACACATACGACAATGACAGTAAATTAAATCAAATCGTTCTTGATTGCACTTTAGACATTCCTGCGTGAGGTGAAAAATGGCTCTTCCCAATAAAGTTTTACCCGGCTTTTCAGCCTCCTTATACTGCCAGCCGGGGGCAAATCCAACACCGTTGACTAGCTCAACACTCAGCGTTTATGCAAGCGTTTCACCAATTGCAGTTATTGGAAACCTTGTTCCTGTCGAAGCAATTCCTGCATTTGGGCAAGACGATGCGGTTGCTAACTTCTCGGTCGCTGGCTCGCGTCAATCTGACAAGATCCCCGTTCAATCTGCACCTACAAGCATGACTTGCGTAGCAGCGTGGAATCCTTCGGACTCGGTTCTTCTTTTGCTTCGCGCTGATGCTTACAACGGGACAATTGATCGCACGTTTGTTATCTCGGCAACCGACGGCACAAACGTAGTCTGTTACGCTTTCAACGGTCGCGTAAGCCAGTGGACGATTGATCCCGCTCCGGGCGCTGAAGCTCAAGTTACATTCACCATTCATCCGAGAGGAAACCTTTATGGTTGGTCAAACAGCACTCCTTGATTTCCTTGAAGGCATGAAGGGATACTATGGCGATCTTCACCAATACGCTAAAGGCCATCCCTTTACCCTTCAAGAGGTGGATGCCGCCTTATCGGAAGCCGAAGCCGATGAAGCTGTCTGTCTAAATGTAATGAGGCAATATGCAGCGAGCGAGTGACGATTTACTGAGCTATCTCATCACGCAAGCCCAAACCGGTGCTAAGAACTGGTTTGGGTATCCACAACAACGGCTCATCAACATTTCACTGTGCCATCAGATCGCGGCTAATCACGCTGACTGCATGTCACCGGATGAAGTGGTTGATTACGTCCTGAAACTAAACGATCAGATTTTTAAGCGCATTGTCACTAATGGGCAAACTTGAAGTTAAGGGATTCAAAGAATTTGAAGATTCCCTTTTAGAGCTAGCCGAGGAATTTGGCACGACCAAAGCTCGACGCTCTTTACTTCCCGGTCTTAAATCCGCGATGGAGCCCGTTAAGGCTGCTATTAAGGGAAGGGTTCCCGTTGATACTGGCAAGCTCCAGTTAAAAGTCAGGAACGGCGCAAAGGTTGCAACCCGAAAGGACAAAAACAAAAAGTATCTGAGCCGGGATACTGTGGCTTTTGGTTTTGTCGATGTCGGTGTTGGTTATCGAGATGCGAAGGGCGAATATCGACCCGCTGCCGAAGCCATAGAGTTTGGCACTGCTGAACAACCGGCAAGACCGTTTATCCGTAACTCTTTTCAATCAATGGCATCATCTGCCCTTGATCGTCTAGCGTCTTTACTGGGCGCTCATATGGATCTCTGGGCAGCAAAACAACGAGCAAAGGTTAGAAAATGAAAATACAGGACAGATTTGGAAAATCATTCCAACGACAGACTCACGCGGATATTGATTTCGCTGGGCATACCTTAAAAGTCTACCTTCCAACTCGGAAAGAAATGTTAGGACTTGAGGACAAGATCAAAAACCCACCGGATGCTTTAGTTGCTGAAGAGTACGAGAAGCTACACGCCACATTTCAAAAGCTCTACAAGATCAATCAAAACGTCAATGCCGAGTTTAAGGACGATGACATTGTTGTAGAGGGAAGAAGTTTAAGAGAGGCTGCAA